TTCGCCGTTTGCCATCTTTTCTGCATGACGCATTTGTGCATCAGCCATAAGCATTTTAGTTCTTTGGCGGTTTTTAAATATGTGAGAGCCAGCTTGAGCGGCTAATTTAATAGCGCTGAACCACATACTAGTACCAAGTAGCTTTTCTTTTCTTATCAGATAGCATTCTTCTTTGACCTCTGACTTGTTCTTTGTCACCAGTTGGTAAACCATTGAACGCTTTGTCAGCTGTAGTCTTAGATCTTGGATCAATTTCTACATTCTGACTAGGAATGTCTATCATTTTTTGTTTTTTATAGTTTATCATATTATTTTTTACCCTTTTCTACTCCTTTTATAACACCTTTATTTTTAGATGCATAGAAAATCTTTTCACCCTTCTTTTTTCCGTACTGTTTTTTCATAGATTTCATGATTTTCTTCCCTTTAGTGGTCATTGGCATTAGTCATCCTCCATCATAATGTTTGCTTGTTGAACTCCAGACTTTGCAAGTGAGACTCCAGCTCTTAATTTTGCTAAATCTTCATTTTGTTCTAGCTTATCTTCTGAAATATCTTTTTGTTGTAGCAATCTTGCTCTTGCAATCTCTTGTTGAGCTTCATCATTTTGTTTTTTACGCTCATTTTCCATTGCTCGAAGATCAACTTCTCTAGATTTCAATTTCAATAGTGGGTCTGAATCAAATTGAGAAGTAATTTTCTTCTCTTCCTTCATATAATCTTCTGTCATTTCAGCAATCAACACTGCTTTTCTAGCTTCAATCACTAGTGAAAGCTGTTGAAGTTGTTGTGCAGCTTGTGGATTCGTTGGTGCTTGTTGTTGTAACATCTGCATTTGCATCATTTGCTCTCTAAATTCTAATTGAACTTGTTCTTGAGCCATTAAACTTATGTGTTCTAAAATGTTTTTTTGAATTGCAGCCATCATCATAGGATTATTTCTAACCATATTCGTTGACATAAAGTTTAAATGCGCTGTGATATGTGCTCTGTGATCTTGATTTGGAAATGCTTGAAAAGGTTTTCCTGATAATGCATTAATATGCTCAACACTTGGATCTACAGGTTGTATTGGAGCAGGTGGAGGAAGAATTTTATTTATATCTTTAACTCCAATTGCTTCATACATTTTTCGATACGCATTATATAGATTGTGAATTTGTGGATTAGACTGAGCTAATTGTAATTCAGTTTGTGCCATTGTAATTCTTTGTGATGTTGAAAATATATTTGGATCTGCAACAGGAACGATATCAATTCTATCATCGAAATCTACTTGCTTAATAGTTCTTGCACCACCGACCACGTCATATGGATATTCAGGAGGTAAGTATTGAGCAATAACTTTTCCAAGTAATTTAAATTCTTTTTTCATTGCTGCAAACAATCGTTTATGAATTGCAGACATGACTCTTGAACCACGTTCTAATAATGCAATTGTAGTACCAACGGCTGCTTGTTGATTTCCATCTCCGACTTGCATATCAGCGATAGCGGCAAATCTTTGTCCAGCCCCTACAACAATTCCCATTAATTGCAACAGTGTCTGAGAAGGTTCCTTGTAAGGTAATGGAAAGAATGCATCTCTTAATGAACCACCTGGAGCATCCACATCTTTAAATTCACCAGGTTGAATTGGAGAAGCTTCATCTCTAACTCTAACTCCTCTTTGTTTAAATCCAGCGGGTAAGTTTGATAATGTTCCCGCATCGAGTAATTGTCTTAATGCAGAAGTTGCAGTTCTACTTAAGCCACCAATCATATGGATTAAACCAAAACCATAGAAACCTAGACCAGGTAAAAATTTAAAGTGAACAAAGTATTGTATCTTTTGTTTCTTAATATCTTCTGGTGCATAATTTCTTTTAATAGATAAAACTTGTCTTGAACCTTCTTCAACCGTTACGATGTAAGGTAATTTAATTCCTGTTTGTTCACCGTCAGGGCCAACATCTTCAAAACCTTCTAAGTCTAAATTTACATGACACTCTAACAAAGTATAAACATCATCTTGTTTGCCAGTTTTTCTTGTACCAGAAAGCTCTCGTTCTTTTTGTTCGAGTTCATCTTTTTGATCCGTGTTCGGTGGTCCAAGGTCAACGTCTGAATAAAAACCATTCACTTGTTGTTTTCTTAAATCATTTTCAGAAACTTTTAAAACATGGATGATTGATTCCGCATCGTCTAATGAGGTAGCCGTGTACGGAACAATCAAATCCTCAGCAGGAATAAATTTACTCACTGCTCTACCCAATAGCTGATCATAATAAACTTTTTTAAAAGTAGATCCTGCTAATGGTAAATGGAACAACATTTGATCGAACTCAGGTTCGTATTCTTGCATTTGATCCATCAATATATAATTCATATAATCTTTAACTCGGTTCGCTTGCTCTTGAACAGGTGGACTGTCAACACCGATAATATCAGTTCGAACAGGGCCGTCTGCAGGTAAGAGTTCTTTGTATGCTTGTGCTTGAAATTGTGTAACTGCTTCTGCTAATACTGGATGAGTTGCACCTGAAGCTCCTTGAAAGGGTTCAGTTCTATTTTCATATTTGAATCCTAATAAATCTAAACCTTGAATATAAGTTTGCTCCCAATCTTTTCTAGATGATTTGTAATCCATGTAATTATTCACCATGTCATTACCAATCGGTTCTAAAATATCTTCAGGTAAAATATCTGCAAGATTATCAAAATGATTTTCCGTGCCTGGTATGTTAATGGCACCTGGTTCAAAGTCTATTGTTGCACCACCATCTTCTTCTGGTATTACTTCAACAGGACCTTTTTCTACAATCTCTTCTTGTTCTACTACTTCTTCCTCTGGTAATTCAATTTCAGTTCGAACTTCATTGGGAAGGGATTTATCTATGTCTGCCATTAGTATCCTTTTACTGCTAATTTAGGTTTCTTAATTAAGCCACCTTTAAATAATTTTTTTCTAGTAGGTGCAAATAAACTCGAACCCGATCTAATTGATTTTAATGCTCCAGATCCTCCACCACCTCTTGAAACTGGTTTTAAAATTTTAATGCTTGGTTTTCTAGGTGCATCAAAAGATTGTCTAGATGAAAAATTTTCAAATGTTTTAGAATTTTTTATAATTGGTTTTGCTTTTTTCTTTGCTTCCTCAAAATTGTCTGCTGATACAGTTACACTTCCTCTTTGCGTGTCTCTAGAAAGCTTGGTACTTTTTTCACCAACATCTCCTCTATCGTAAGTTTGAGGTGCTATCAACTTATAGTCTATTTTGAATTCAGCCATTTAAAATTTCTCCGATCTTAGAGTTTAACTTGTTTTAAAGGAATTTTCAAGCCTTGTGGATTAGGACCAGATTTTGGAGGTGGGCCAGATTTCACGCCTCCTGAACCAAGTGGTTTGTCAATCATACCACCACCTTTTTTACCTTGTCTCATTTCTCGCATCTGTCTCAATGCTTCACTGACCGCGGACTCAAGAGACATATCTACTCTTAAATCTTTTACAATCTCATTAAATTTTTCTTGGGTTGCCTTGTCGGCATTGGCCATGTATTTTTTACCGTAGTCCATTATATATCTCTACTTCTTCCTGGTAATGGTTTATCAATCATACCACCAAAAGCTTTTTTATTTTTATCTAGTTCTTTTCTTATTCTTTCACTTTCTTCAGAAACATTTTTTGGTAAACCTTTTTTATCATATTCTAGGTTTTGAAATATATCTTTTAAACTAGGATATCCAGGTTCTGTTGTATCTCTTAAAAGATCTTTTGCAATAATATCTTTAGCATCTTCCTTTGCATATTTTATACCATCAATAGTAGTAATAGCATCTCTGTTATTATATCCAGTTTCATCTACCAAAAACATATTAAATGTTCTTTCATTTCCTCTTTGTGATCCATCTTCTTGTTTAAACTGAGTTATATCTGAAAGTTCTCCCACATATTTTTTATCAAAATAAATTTCATAACCATCTGGAGTTTTTTTAAAAGTTATTTGTTTTTTTATTGCAGGTATTTCAAGATCTCTTAATGTTATATTATTTTCTTTAGCAACTTGTTCAGCTTCTTCTAAAGAATCAAAATATTTATCCCAGGTTTGAATTTTATTAATTGGTTCTTGTTTTTCTTTTATTTCTTTTCTAATTACTTCTTCAACTGTTTGTTTAGAAAGTTCTGGTAATAAATCAGGCTCACCTTCTGGTGGTTCTTTTTGTGGTGGCTTTTCTTCTTCAATTGGACTTGGAGGATTGTTATCTCCGATTCCTCTTTTCTTAAAAATATTAGCTAAGGCTAAACCTATACCAGCCCCTAGAGGAGCTTCAATATAGCTAGGTCTACCTAATTCCTCTGGATCTCTTTCAGGAGATATTGGGTTGAGTGTTAAAATACCTTCAGCCATTAATAATAAACCCTTTTCTTTTGTTCTTTGATCTCATCCACATAATCTTCTGGATGATCAATCAAGCCACCTTGTCTAAATCTCATAATCGCTTGCGTGGTGGAATCCACAAGGTCATCGTGATCTCCATAAGGAAAAGCCGCACACTCTTCAATAACTTCTTCGGCAAACTTTTGCTTAGGAGCCCATATCATACCAGATTCAAATAAAGGTGCAACAGCATTTACACGAGCATGCTTATCGTTTCCTTTAGATGGGGTGAAGTTCATTACTGGAATATCCATTTTCCGTAGTTCATAAGTCAATGGCAAACCAGAAGCTTTCGCTTCAATAATCACAGATTCAGGTTGCCAATAACGATATTGCTCTAAAGCAACTCTTCGTAGTTCAGGAAACTCGTATCTGCCTTTAATTGCATCAAGCAAAATTAAATTTGCACCACTATCTTCCGTTGGATAAAATATTCCCCAAGTAGTAATAGCAGAGTAATCCGCTGTTTCCTTTTTCAAAAACGCAGTATCATAACTTTGTATAACATGATGTAATTTTGGAATGTGATCACTTTCATATTCTCGCCACCACTCTCGTTTTAATATTGCTCCTTCCTCACTGGTTGGATTCTGCATCCACTGTGCATTCCATTTACCAACAGGAAGTGCTGCTCTAACTTTTTCTAATTCTTCAAGTTCCCAATACTCTGGCCACACGGGTTTAGGATCGAATTCATGGTCCAAGATTGCTGGAAATTCGACCACGTGCCATTGATCTGTCTTCGCTTCTTTTTGACTAGAGATCAAGGCTCCTGTTAAATCTTTGGTACTCCAACGTGTCATGACGACAACAATTTTTCCACCAGGTTGTAAACGTTGACGAGGACCTGATGTATACCATTCGTACGCTCTTTCTAAAGATAGTTTAGACATTGCATCTTGCTCTGAGTGTGGGTCGTCAATGATGAGTAGATCCGCACCCCGTCCTGTAATTGCTCCACCAACCCCAGCTGCAAAATACTCTCCACCTTGTGCCGTTTCCCAACGTCCAGCGGCTTGTGAGTCTTCTCTCAAAGTTGTTTCAAATATTTTTCGATACTCATCGCTATCAATTAATGTTTTTGCTTTACGACCAAAACGAATTGCAAGTTCTGCCGTGTGCGTTGCTTGAATGATCTTGAGCTTTGGATCACGGCCCACCATCCAGGCTGGCAAAAGATAAGATGAAAATTCTGATTTAGTATGCCTTGGTGGCATATTAATAATTAAACGATTTATTTCCCCTGTGGCTAGCTTATTAAATTTATCTGCAATGTGTCTGTGGTGGGACCCCTCTACGAACTCTGGCCATACACATTTGACAAAGGACATAAAATCAGTTTGAGCTTTAGTCCGTATCTTTTTTTCAGCATGTAAGACCTGAAGCTGTTTAAATGTTCTTCGAACGTCAGCAGGTAATTTACTTATGTCTATATTTTTTAAGTCCATTTGAAAAAATTTTTGTAAAATTTTTTGCACCTATAAAGATGTTTGAAGAACTTTTTTACAGGGTCTGACAATATAAATCAAGCATATATACTAACATATTAGGATCCCTTTTTATTAAATAAGGGGGTACGGTACTTCGTACTCTCAATTTTTGGGGTCGGCTTGGTACCTCTATTCAAGCGCGCAAGGTACACGGATCACGCGCATAAAAAAAGGCGCCCTTGTTTAAGGGCGCCTTAGTAATGATTAGATTATTTTAAATTGATTTAAATAAACTCAATTTTTTTGATGCCCCGACCATTTTTATAGGGGATCACTCGGTACGGCGTCGGGCTTTCAAGACCCGTCTTTATGGCCTCACGGATATAAGTTGGCCAATGATGAGCGGGATTTTTATTACTCATTTTTCCCCCAACTTAATTTATCATAGACCCCTTTTTTAACTAAATAATTATAAAGGTTCTTTTTTGTTTTTGGTGCTTTCTTATCATTTAAGAAATTTAACACCGCCTTAGCAAATGACGAAAACCCCGTATATCTCGGATTTGTCATTAACATGCCAGACACTACCTCACGCTTTAACGCTTGAAGTAGTAATTCCTGTTGGAACGTAAAACCACTTTCCAAAACTTG